GGAAACACGTTGTATTAACGGTTACCGCTGTCAGTCAACCCTAAGAAGTTGGCTTGATAGTTTGTTTCTGGACCCTCAGTATACTGAGGTTGGAGATCGCGAGATACTTTTTAAAAAGTACTCAGAGGATCTTACCGTAAAACATAATATAGATAAATCAAAAATTGAAATCATCAATCAATGGTTAACCTATTATGATGTTTTGTCCGAATTGTTGAGAGTCTTCATGAAAACCGTGAAGATAAAATATAATGAACGGAAGTTCATCAGATTCATACGAGATTATTCGATTTCACAGACCGACACAGTAAAAGTAATTAAATATTACTATACTGCATTAGCTAGTTTGGCGAATAACTCTACATCTCAACCGGAACATATAAAAAACATGCCCCTGTGGTTACCCCTCTCTCGATCAGTGAAGAATCATATACTGAAACGATTTGGAGAAAAAAAGCGTAGGCTAAAATTTATAGCTTTTGCACACGAACTTGCCTACAGTCGTCGTTGTGCACCTAGTGTTCCTGATTCCTTTATCAAGAAAGAATGGGTTGAGTATAGAAAATCACTTACTCAACTCCCAAAACCGTCACTAGTCGATGTTAATGTAATTAGAGATATAATACCTATTGTATTCCCTAACTGTCATATTAACTTAAAATCTTATTTAGACAATTGTAATGATTGTTCCTCTATTAGAAAATCAGAGGTTGATATTTCTTATCAAAATAAGGTTAATGAAGGAAAAATGTACCATCAAAGAAAGGTTGAAGATATTGATTCTATATCTTTACCTCAATCATCATCACTTGGCATGTTTAATAAGATTCCCTGTCCAATTTTCGCATCATCTTTTATAAATGAAGGAAATTTGATGGGAAGAGCTATCTTATTAAGTGAACCTCTCAAGACGAGGTCAATCACAACATGCTCACCATATGAATATTATGCATTTAAACCTATTCAGCACATTTTGAAAAAGTCAATGTCTGAGTCTCAAGTATTGCTTTTCGGTCGTACGGCTGAAGTTAGTGATATTGAGCTTCTCAAAAGAAGAAGTTTAGAATTTTATGGTGACCAGGAATTATTTTATGTTTCTGGTGACTACAAGAATGCTACGGGATTCATTTCTCCAGAAACTTCAAAAATTTTAGATAATGAAGTCTTTAATGTTCTAGGAGATTTAGAAATACCTCTTGTAGATGATCCGAATAGTCCTATATCACAGGCTTTTGTCCTGTTATGGAACTATTTGAAAGATGATGTTGCAGCTCAAAAGCGTAATTTTTATAAACTCAATGTGTACTACCTATGTATCCTCAAGCAGAGAGATACTCCAATGTGTAAAATATCACAGATAAGACAAGATACCTTCTCAGGAAGACTTGTCAATATGACCTATGATAAAATTGGAGGGTATATGAAAAAACCTAAGTTTATAAGACAAACAAATGAACAATTAATGGGTGATATAAAATCATTTCCATTGCTTTGTCTTCTTAATTATGCTTTATGGTACGATGTTAACAAAGAACTAATTCGAAATGAACTCTATCAGTGTGAAACTATCACTGGATTAACCTTGAAACTGAGAAAACTTGTTCCACCTTGTTGGATTAACGGAGACGATTTTTTGGCATTTGCCCCACTTTATATTATAGAAAAGTGGAAGGAAATGACAAAAAAATACGATTTCGTTCTCTCGGTTGGAAAAACTTATATATCAAAGGATGTTGCTGTTATTAATTCAACAACTTTTTATGATTCTGGAAAAAAAATCATAAAAATTGAAAATAAGTTTTTAAATCTGGTATTTAAGTCTCCAAGGGACAAGACACTTTCTAGTGTCTCCCACCAGATCAAGGATGATCATCTACAAATGTTATTCAGAAAATATAATCAGTCTGAAATAAATAAACAGAGTAGAAATGGAGTCATTAATTGGTTCCTCCCACCTGATTGTGGGGGACTCGGTCTTAAAGGTGTCGTGAAGGACGTTACTCACACACAACGAGTTGTTAACTTAGCTATTCGTAAAGGATTTTTTCCTCCTTTACATTTACAAAATTTTACCGTTGCACCTAATAATCCTGCAAAAGGATATTTGGTTGAACAGATGTTCGAGCTTGGATATTATGATATCCTCTGCTTTAGAAACTACAAAGCAGGTGATTTTTTCACAGCTACTAAAGACGAAAATGGTAAAATATTAAAATATGACTGTTGTGATAATAAACTTTTAACTAGGGATTACAACATATATGCTGAGTGTGACCATGATTTCCAGAAAGTGTACTGGAAACATGGCATGAACGTACTCAAATCTATGGTCTATGTCGTGGAAGTGTCTAAAATTGTAAAATTATACAAGTATAATTATTTTGTCAACAAACTTGAAAAAGAGTTTGTTCAAAATCTTTATACTAGACAACCACCTCAGTATTCCAGGTTGGGTAACCAAAAGATTATGAATAATCTTGCGAAGAGAATACATTATAGTCACAAATATGATAAATGTAATTCTAAGTGTTGTCATTATGATTATGATTCTTCTAATAGAACATATTTCTTTGATAACGCAGCATATAAGAAATTACCTGATAAGAAGTCTTTATCAGGTTCTCTATTTACCAAAGATATTAATACTTATTCACATTCTGGAATGTTGAGTCAAACATGTTCCACTGATCACTTCGTAGCACCAGAGTTATCCGGCGCACTGTCGAGTTACGAAGACGATTTGACATCGTTTAACAATGATCTTATGGAAGAGATTTCTGATAAGTATTTTCCCTTTAATGATTTCAATTTTAATTTTTCTGTATTGGATAAACCAGTCCACATCTTCCTCCCTGAGGAGCTACAGATATTAGATAATTTATAATATTCTGTAACTTTCTTCCCCAAAAAAGGAATTTCATAAGATAAATATTATGGAACGCGGAAGATCAACAACAAAAAAACAAAACGTGAATTCAAGATCGAAATCAGTGAAACCTAAAGAATCTAGAAATAGGTCAAGGTCCAGATCTGAAAGACCTCGTAAGACTGAGAAGGATAATATGACTTCTCTATCAACCTCAACACAATATTCTTATCCTTCTGGACAAATGAGTGGTAATTCATTTAGAATCAGAAAGAGAGAATTTATTAAGAATATTGTTCCTCAGGATCCTTTTGCACCCCAAAAAGTGGAATTTAATCCTGGTATACATAAATGTTTCCCTTGGTTATCGGGAGTTGCTCCTAACTTTGAGAAATATAGCGTTAAAAGGTTGAGATATATTTACGAGACTGCGCAAAGCACGTTCGTACCCGGTATGGTAATGATGGCACCTGAATTTAATATTTCAGATCCTCTTCCAAACACAAAGACTGAACTATTAGAGTATGCCTATGCTGCTCGTTCTCCTGTTTGGAAATCATTTTCTATTACCTTATCCGAAAAGTCAATTATGAACTATAGAGATTATTATGTGAGAGTGAGCTCGGTTAGTGTCGATCAAAAATTATATGATCCACTTTATCTGGTTATTGCCACTGATGCTGTTTCTACAGATCTTTCATATTGTGGTGAATTATGGGTTGAGTATGATATTGAATTTACTCTTCCTCAGATAATTAACTCAGATTCTCTCTTAAACAATGACTACAAAAGATTTTATTTTGGAGCTACATCAAATTCCGCACCATTCACCAATTTGACTGGTTCTGATGGAAATCTAGATGTCGTTGTCTTTGCTAAGGATACTCTACAGTTTAATACTGACTTTAATGGTATGATACAAGTTGTAGTTGATGCTGCAAACGTTGGTTTGCAAACCCAGATGTTTGATAACAAATCCAATTGGACATTACTAGGTAATGGTTCAATGTTTGTTGCGGAAGGAGTGGGAGGTTCAGGACGTCTTTCTGACTCCAATGGAATTTCCCTAATTACATATTCCTTCTTTAACCTGTCTGCAGGGTCACTGATTCAAATTAATAATTTAGGTTACTATACTAATGGAATCATTGCTCAAGCATCAACTGTACGAGTTGTTAGATGTTTATGGCCTGGTGGATACCCACAAGTTTAATCCAGAAACACTATTTGTTACTTATAGGGTAAGTAACCCGAGGATAATGGAAATATGGTCCCTTGACTCG